ATAATATGAGTTTAAGAATCCAGCCATACGCTGTGGCGCTTTGGCTGCAAATCGGCTATAACGATAGATACCGCTAGCAGATGCGGCAGGGAACGAGAGAACAGTTCTTGCCATATATAGACCGCGGTTCTGGCGACGAATCGAATAGAACGTCTTCTCAGCCTCTTTGACCATTTCAATCGCTGCAGCCTGGCGTACAGAGTTTACAGTTGAGGTAGTAATCTCATATCCCTGAGATGCCAACATTTCAAGTTTCTGTATTGTACGATTCTTAAGTTCTACGCTACCCCAAGCCCAGCGGATTGCATTTTCTGGGGCACCCAACTTGGTCCAAGCCCAGCCAGTTGCTCTATCAAAAGCCTCCATAAGGCTCTTTGATTGTTCAATCGCTGTGCCATACTGGTTATCAAGTGGGTTGATTGGAGTAAGTCTTTCGAGTTTATCTCCAAGAAGTTGTGCCAATTGATTGCCACGAACTTCACCGCTTGCAGCAGCAGCCTTGGCTTCTAGTGTAGGTAGATAACGATTAACATAAGCAATCTGGTCATCAATCATATCGATGATGTCAGAGGCATCACGACCGAATTCTTCAGCGTAAGTCTTGCCCCCACGCTTGAGACCCCAGTTTTGGATAATCTCATTGCGGCTGCGACCTGCAAGAATCTGGTCAATAAGAATATCGCCACGCATATAATTGTTTACGGTATATGCCAACTCATCAAAATAAAGTGGGTCATAGACTGGAGTAATGCGATTAGGTGTTCTGCGACCAAGCATTTGAGTACGGGTAGCAAAAGCCTTATCTCCAAGGATTTCCATTTCACGTGTGTGACGGTTAGAAATTTCAGCCTTGTATGAAGTACCTAGGTGATTTTCACTCTCTAGGCGTGGAATGTTTACGGTCTGTCCATTACTTAAGACATAACTTTTTTCTTCCTGACGACCTTTGAGACGAATGCGGGCATTATCTGCAACTGACCATTCATCTGCTATAGCCTTGCGAGTAGGACCCATATCAACAAGAATCTTGTCAATATCGTCGTAAGCCTTCTTGATTGAAACATTGAGTTTATTCAAGTCAGGGGCAAGAGTATTGATGTCTCCTGCGGCACGGGTAATAGCAAGTTCTGCTGCACTAATGTCGCCAGCCAATTTAGGGTCATTTAGTGACTTAAGATATGCAGTTCTGCGAACCAATCCATAAAGCGTAGGAACTTCCTCGCGGACGGTATTGAACTCATCTGCTCTATCACGAGCCTTCTTTTCTAGATTAGCAAGAAGACGCTCTGCTGCTCGTAGGTTATCCTTGACAACTTCTACGTTATCTGCTCGTGTGATAGGAGAACGAGCCTTTGGGTTAAGGAAGAAGTCTACCCATTCAGCAACAGCATAGTCAGCAATATCTACAGCCTGCTCAATCTGAGCGGTATACATCGAATACTCTTCTTTGAGAGCCTTCTTACGAGCATTGCTTCGGATATTAGCCTTATTGACTGCAGCAAAGAATCTATTCTTATTATTGACGATTGCGTTCTTTGCAAAAGACTGTGTGCTATCAACCAAGAACTTAGAGCCTTGAGACATAATCGCTGCGTTGAGTGGCTCAAAAATTGAGTTCTTAGGGATATATGCTGGGCGAACCAACTGTGCAAATGAGAACACCCTGTTTCCAGACTCAAAAGCAAATCTTCCAGCATCGGTAAATACGTTGCCCTTTGGATTGAAGTTACCCTTGACTCGAGCAACCTCGCGGACAATCTTGCCCATTGGAATAAGTGGTGTTGCGTTTGCTAGTTGACGCTGTGTTTGTGGGCTAACGACAAGTCGGTATCCGCTTGGGTCAATGGCAAAGGAGTCACGAGATAGGTCGCCGTGATACTTGTTAATGCTTTCCATCATCTCATCTACAAACTGCTTAGCCTGAACTCGGCTTAAGCCCATTGTGTTGAGGACGTCTATAGCAACTTCACTATTCATTTCTTTGAAGAATGCTGCTCTGGCACCATCTGTCTTTTGCATTAAGGCTTTTTCAATAATATTACGACGGTAATCTGCTGCCGATGCCGTGTTGCCATCGGCAAGTTTGATTGCATTTGTGCCACGACGGAATAATGGAATATCATCTAGCCAAGCGTTAATCTCTTCGATTGAATCCATTGGACGAAGACCAGAATGGCTAACAATATTTCTTGGAAGTTTGCTTCCAGTAAAATGCATTAGAGCAGTTGCTGCTCCTCCACGCTTTCCGCTGCCAATAAGAATTTGAGCAACCCCACCAACATCGCTATAGTCACGAACCTCTGTTGCTGCTGCTAACTTTTGTTTTGTCTCACGAAGTTTGATTACAGCGCCTTTACCGATAACTGGTTCAACTGGTTTGTATCCAGTACCTAGAACTCTAGGTTCTACAAGAAAGCGACCAGTTTGAGCGTCAAAGCGGTCTTGCATAAAAGCATCAAAGATGCTGCGAGATTCTGGATTCTTTGCAATAGCATCATCAAATGCCTTGCTCCAGCGTTCACGAGCCTGTTGATTGTAAGAACGATATGCTCCAGTTTTAGCATAATCAGCAGAAACTTCTGCTCCAGCATTTGATAAATACCATAAGTCATCAGCCTTTTGAGCATTCATTAAACGCTCAATTGCTGGACCGTAAGCCTCATCTGCAAGCAATAAATCACGAACAAAGTTCGGGTCATTTGTTTCTTTGATTAGAGTTGCAAGCCTTGGGTTATTTGTATAAGGTTTAAGAATCTTATTTATTAAAACAATATCTTGAGTATTAGCAAGATTAACAATATCTGTTCCAAAAACCGTTTGTGATTTTCCTGATATATGGTCATCCGCTAATTTCTCTAATTTTATTAAAGCATCTGCATCATATACGTTTATTTTATTGCTAAAACCAGCAAGTCTTGCTGCAGCCTTTAGGGCTGATACAGCCTTTGAAGTTCCTCCAACAACTGCAACATTACCTAATACCGCATCTGTTAACCCAGTCATCCATCGACCAGTTGTATTATCAACAAAATTCTTTTGAATATCATTGTCATCCCAGAGGTTAACTCTGTCAATGTCAATACCGCCATCTTCAAGAATTACATCTGATATTCCAGTAATGTGAAATGGATTTAAAAATGATTTTGTTAACGCTACGCCAAGGGAAACATTCTTGCTTCGCTCATAAGCAGTCTGGATGTCGCTAAGTTGAATACCTTTTCCATATGCGTCATCGATAAATAGTGGGCTTTCTGGGTCAGTTAATAGCCCAACAGTGGAAATTGGGCGTTTAATAACTGGACTAAATACCTTTTGCTCTAAAACATTTGCAGCCTGAAGCATAGGGTCAAATGGAATTGCTGCCTCTGCTGCGGTTTGAGCGGCATATTGACCCATACCATCTTTAAGTAAATCATTTAAGTTTGCACTAGTGCCACGAGTTATCTGCTGACCAACATTGGTCATACCAATTTTCGCTCCAGCCTGAAGAGCAGTGCCAGCCTGGGTAGCGCCTGGTTGTATTCCTAGTGCCTGAAAAGGTGCTGCAACGCCTTTACCTAATAATCCAACTGCTTTTCCTACTGGACTTTCAGCAACAACTTCTACTGCTTTGCCAACTGGTTTTAATGCTGGTTTTGCAATTTCTGCAACATTTTTTACAGCAGTTACTGTACGTTGAGTATTCTGTTCAATATTTCTTTTGGCAATATTCCAGGGCGAAAGGGTGTCAACGATTTTCTGCATAGAGTCTTTATCGCCGCCAAGAGCCTTCTTAAAGTTATCCCAAAACGCCATTTAGAACTCCAAGTAATCTGGGTTAAAGTTAGAAGGTTCTCCGCCTTTAACGTCTTGACCAGTAATTTCTCTAATAAAATTATCTCTATCTGTTGGGCTTTCCCAAGGAACCATCGAAAGCATAAAAGCAACCCCAAAGTTGTCGTAACCTAGGGAGTTACCAAACTTATCTAGATGGTCGAAGAATGTATTTTCTACCCATCTCATTACATTATCTCTCGCATAAGAGCATTGACCATTCTCTTGTAAGAGTCAGGTGCTCCTGGTATACGGGCTGCATTGAGCAGGTCTGGAAGATAACGCTTGATTAAATCTACATTTTCAATTTGACGATTGTTTGGGTTAAGGCTGTTAGGTATTACTTCGCTACCGCGACCTGAGTAACCATCAACACCGTCTGTAATCGGACGGAATTCCTGTGGCTCGGAATCAAGCGGTTCAATAGCGTTCATAAATTGCGACAAGTCTGCACCACGTGGCATATCTGATGCTGGATTTGCTGCATTTGCTGTGCTTGCCACATTACCACCTTCTGAAATCTGTTGTGCTAAAGCAGTATTCTGACCTTGAGGAAGACCAGACATACGAAGTTGTGTTGCTTTAGCAACCTTTTCTGCTACAAACTTTCCTGATTGACCATTACCACCAGTAGCGGATACGCTCATAGGGTTGTTCTGTGGCGCAGTTGGTCTATTTCCTCCGCTAACCATCATTTCTCCTCTGGTGTGTATGAATATTCCTCAGCACTCAATAGCATTCCTTTGGCTAACCAAGGATTCATATTGTCGCTAACGTCTGTCATTAGGTATCGAGTGCCCTCATAATCTGACCACTCGCTTACAAGAACCCATCCTGTGCAGATTTGGCTCTCTGAATCTTCTAACTCTTCGGCAAGGATACGCATTGCCTTGTCTATAGCATCGTTAAACTTGCTCACTTATATTGAATCTCTTCATAAAAAGGAGGCGCTGAATAAGCACTGACCTTTGAAGCAATCTCCATAGCCTGCATTGGCTCTGCTCCTGCGTAAAGAGCACCTAATGCAAATGGACCACCACTACCAATGGCGTATACGTTGTCCTCATTCTTCATTACGGATAGGTCTTCGTCAATATCAAAGATTTCTCCGCCAACTGAAATAAGGAACTGAAAGCGCATACCGTCTTTTTTATCCTCATCAAAGTTATATCCATTGTCTACAAGGCATTTGCGAAGTGATGGCATAACCTTGGTAATCATAAAGCGATAGACGTCTTTCTTGTCTTTCGCTGTAAACTGTGGTGGGTTCCAGACGTTCTGTGCTATATCGCACGGAGCAACTTCTCCAGCACCAGCAATAAGCAAAGCGCCTCGTTTGGCAATCTTCTTCATTACCTTGTGAGCATATACTCGACCTGAATCGTCAATAACGCGACTATCAGCAACTAGCACACTCTTATCGTCGTATTCAATTCCGATAATCGTTGTAATTTTATACCTCCTTATTTAAGTACGCTATGGCACGTAATAAGGAATTTATATTATCTTTAAAGTTTCCTAAACCTAAATTGCAATAATGACATAATAAACCACGAATTTCTTTTGTTTCGTGATTATGGTCTACGTGAAATCTGCCTTTACCACCAGGAACTGTGCTATAACAGATTGCACATTTATTTCCCTGAGATTCTAAAATTGCATCATATTCTTCGACAGTTAAACCATAGGTAGACTTTAAAACATAACGTCTTTTTGTAACAGGATTATATTTTGATTTATATTTTTTTCTGTTCTTGCCAGAGCGTGTCATTGTCCCCTCCTAAATTATCTTCGTCGAATAGTTCTTACGCTTGCGTTTGCTTCGCCTGCTCCTGAAATACTTGATAAAAGACTTAGAATGTCTGGTGCACCTGGTGTTGGCGGTACTTGTGGTGCTGCTTGCGCAGGAAGAGCGCCTTCTACTGGAGCGCCTACGGGAGCAGGGGACGGTTGCTCAACCATTTCAGGGGCAACTCCAGCAGAAGGAACTTGTTCTGCAGCGGGGAATGCTTCTTCAATCGCATCCTCAAGTGCCACACCTTTCTGGCGAGCCTTGATAACTGCAGCAATCTTACGCACAACTTCAGATGCGTCCCCACCTTGTGTAGCCATTGCTGGAATTGCTTGTGTATAAGCAGTCAATGAACCAAGCAATGCTTGGCGCATATTTTCAACTTCAATCTTTTCAAGTTCTTGTGTGACGTTAACTGTGAATGGAAGTTCACGCATAGCCAAATCTTTAGAGATAAGACCGCCACCTAGAGCCTGAAGCATAAAGATAAGACCCTGTGCTGGATTAAGACCAGCAAGCATTCCATAACGAACATCTGCAGAGTAGTCACCCTTGATGTCCTTAGTTGGACTATATGTAATTTCGTAAGGTGAACCAGAATCTACACCACGAATTGTCTTTACTTCTGGGAAAATCTTTTCATCTACTTCAAAGCAAATCTGAATTACATCGCGTAATGCGCTAGCAAAGATTGCTTGAGCGCTCTTGACCTGAGTATCAAATGCACCCATAAGAGCCTGGACGCCTTGACCAGTAACGATTGAGGCATCAATGTTTCCTGTGCGTCCTTCAGGATAACGTGCACCCACACGCATTTCTTGATTGAGCAATGTCTGTTCTGTGAATGCGCCCTGAGGAAGAGTAAGTTCTACGCGACGAACGCCCGCTGGTGAGTTGGTGCGGATAATCGCATCTCCACCGAGCATAAGTTCTTGTACGTCCATCGGCAATACGATAGGAGCCTGAACAGATTTCTCTGCTGCTTCCATAGCAAGAAGTGCAAAACGGTTGCGTAGCAACTGGATACCAATGATGTCATCGAATTGACCACGCATATCGCCATCAACAGATGGCTTCTTTGCGACAACAATCATCATCTTTCCAAGTGGATTCTTAGCAGTTGAAAGAACTAAGTTGCCCTTTGTTGGAAGATAAACAACTGATTGGTCTTTATCATAGTAGCGAATCATTTCAACCTGTTGAGTCAAATCTTGCTTATAGCGTAATTTGCCAAGCAATTCGTACTCAAATTCAGGGAACAAGGAAACAAGTTCGCCTAGTGTCATTGTGTATCGTTTTGCAAAAGCAACGCATCGTCCATAGCGGTCGAAATCAGGGTAAGCACCTATTGGGTTCTCTAGGCGTATGCGTGGCAGTTTTGCTTCTTCGTCGAGTTCTACTACGAACGGGACGAAACCGTAGGTGATGTACCAGTCTGCTCCTTGGTACATTTGTACAGCCAAATCTGAGTGAGCAAAATAGTTAGAGGCAATGCGAGTACGTGTATCAGCAAACTTACGAGCCCTATCAGAAACCGAATTTGCTGCGTTGCAGTTGACCGCTGGTAGTGGTGCCATAACCTCTGATAGGTCTCGCGCAACAATATCCACAAAATTTGCAACGACATTGGCATCTACCCCATCTGGAAAGAAGTCAGGGTATACGGAGGCAATCTCGCCTTTGCGTACAGCAAGGACGTCGAGGTTGCGTTGGTCCCTGTCTACAGCACGGTAGCGTAGAGACTCTACACGCGCTGCAATCTGCTCGATTGATAGTGCCATTAGTATCCTAACCGTATATTTCTTGCCATTGTTCTGAAATGGCTTCATCTAAATTGATTGTTGTGCGTCGTTGAGTTTGTGCTCTTGTTGCCCAACGGTTTTGAACCCAACGTTGTTGTTGAGTTCCAGTCTGCATCATCTCGCGGATACGGATAACAGCAAACCACAAAGCCATCACGCAGTCAGTTGCGTTTCTTGTTTCAGGCTTCCAGGTAATCAATTGTTGCACTAGCGCCTTAAGACCTTCAGAGCCTTCGTTGCTAGGTAGTTCTATTAAATTGTTATCTTGGAATCTTCCATCTCTAAGAGAGCCGAAGAGGCTCGCCATAGAAGCCACACCAAAGTTAGTATCCCACTTATTCCTACCAGTAAAGTGAGAGTTGAGTTGGCAGCCGTACATTGACAACCAGTTTCGCAATT